AGTTCTAGAACCTGTTGCATCTTGAATAACATTAAGAGCATAGAAAGCACCTGATACTAAGTTGGTAGGAGCTGCCATTGTTCTGTTACCTGCAATAGTAACTGTAGCTACTTGGTTAACTGATACATCCCAACTAATTGTAGCACCATCTGTTAATGTAGTAGCAGCAAAATAGTTCTGACCTGAATAAGAATTAGGTTCATCTAGTTTAGGAAAGTCATTAAGTGATGCTCTTACTAAACGAAGTTCTACTTTATCACCTGCAGAGAATGCAGAAGCTGTAGTACCATCTTGAGCTCTTACAATTGTAAATGTATCTGTAGATCTTGCAGTAACTTTAACAATCTCAATAGTAGTACCTGCAGCATTAGATAAGGTACAATAGAAGTATTGTGAACCTGTTAAGGTAGGAAATAAGGCACCTTGACCTGATGCTACTGTTAATGATGTAGCTCCAACTAGAATACTAGATGCTAGAGTGGTTGCTGCGTTGTTAGCGAATTGCATATTTGCCATAATGATTATCCTATTGTAGTAGAATTGATAGGAGACCCATCAATTGTTTTAGTGTTTACATAAACGAGTTTTGATATACTAACTGAGCTAGTGCTTGTTGCACTTAATGTTTTACCTGGTATAACTTTAGTTAATAATTTTACAGTATTTAATATTGATATAAGTACTGCTGGTGGTGTAAAATGTATAGGTATAAAATAATCAGCAGGTTCAGGTCTTGTCCAAGGAGTTATTTGTGTATCAGGAACTCCTCTTACAAAGTCTTGTGGCTGACGAATTTCCCAGTCATCTTTACAACACATAAGGCCATCCCAGCGTTGTTGTAACTGAGATGCTTTATATTTACGACCACAGACATCACAGTCTGCTATCCAGTCGCCCTTATCATATCTTGGGGTATAACTAATTTTATGTCCCCTTAGACGTTAATTGGAGCTAATACAGGTAAATCACCTACTACAGTATAAATGTTACTAAGTGATGTAGTTGCAGTCATTTGAATACTATAAGTAACTCCATCTAAACCACCTGATATTCTTTGAGATACTTTAAATCCGCTAATAGAAGGACTACCTACTAAGATAGCACTTGGGCTTGGATCAGTTCCTTCTTTAACTACTGCTGTACATGTAGCTGAATTAATTGTTTCACTTGCACCCATTACAGGGGTATAATCAAATGTAAACTGTTCGCTATCGTTGGTTATTTTGTATGAGAATGAATTACTCATATATTTAAATCCTTGTCAATAAATAGGGTTCTAAACTTAACTAGAGAGGCAGATCTAACCTTCTTTAAGGTTCCTACCATAGTAATAAATCGGGTTGCTGCTAGAGTTCTTAACTTAGGTACAGCATAGATTACCTTATTAGCTGCATAATTGACAAAAGATATAACACTTGTAACTAAACTAGGTGTTATACTTGATATAATATTAAAAAGTTTATTAATACCTTTAACTAATATTATAACAGAATTTACTGAAATTGTCAATAGTTTTATCCAATATTTAGTTAATATAACTGTAGAACTAGATACTACGGATAATGTTCTAAAATAGAACCTAGATGATAATAAACTAACAGTTTCTGTAACAGCATAAGTTATTAACTTATTTACTCGTTTAATTAAAGTAACTAAACTTGTAGAAGTTGCTAATAAAATTCTTGCTGCTATTTTACTTAAATTAACTGATACAGTAGATAAGATAACTAATAGTTTAGTAATTGCTTTAAAGATAGTAACTGTTGAGGTTACAGAAGCACTTACAAGTTTACCTATAAGTTTAGTTATAGTAACTACTGAGGTTGATACTGCTGATACAACTTTACCAACTCGTTTTGTTATATTAACTGATGAAGTTGAATAAGCTAAAAGGGTTACTAGTCTATTAACAGCTGTAATAATAGTAGCAGCTGTAACTTCTACTTCTAATACAATCTTACCTGTATATTTAAGTAAGTTAACTGTAGAGGTAGATACTACAGATAAAAGCTTACCTATTCTTTTTACTAATGTTACTGCATTAGTGGATACAGCAGTTATTAATTTACCTACTTGTTTAATTAAACTTACTGAGCTAGTACTTAAAACACTTAAGTAATGCACAACTTGTTTTAGTATAGTTACAGTGCTTGTTGATAAAACACTTAAGGCTTTAACAATTGCTTTTAATACTGTAACTGTAGATGTACTAGTAGATGTAATAAGTTTACCTACTAATTTAACTATTGTTACAGTTGAAGTAGATAATATTGTTAAAGTCTTACCTAATAATTTAAGTATTGTAACATTTGATGTACTTAAAGCTGATACTAATTTACCTATTTGTTTTAGTATAGATACAATACTTGTACTAATAATAGATAGTATTTTTCTTACTTGTTTAGTTATAGTATTAGTTGTAACTGAACTAACACTACTCATCAACTTACTTATAGCTTTAACTATTAAAGCTGTTGATGTAGATAGTACAGATAAAGTTCTAAGATAAGCTCTACCTGCTGATAATGTTACTGTACTTGCTAAACTAGTTAATAATGATACGGCTTTAGTAAGATTTGTAGTTATGCTTGCATTAGCATAATTACTGGCAGTGGGTGTACTATTAATAGCTCCTGCGTTTAGGAAGAAACTATTAATAGCTCCACTAAGGTATGTGTATACCTGATTTACATAGATGACCGCAGTAAGTACAATGCTTTTTTGTACAATACCTGAGTTAATAGCATCTGTGTTAATTGCTCTCTCATTAAGAGCCATAGCTTATTAACTGAATTGTGTCTTGAATGTAAACTGAATGCTGTCACCAGAAGATAAGTTAATTGTTGTAAAGTCACCTTTAACAAATAAGTTACCTGATGTTGACGCATCAAACAAACCAGCGTTAGTGATAGCTAATGTACCACCAGCTGTTAAAGTACCAATAACTTGATATGTGTCATTAGTAGTAGATGTTGTTTGTTGTGTTGATGTACCTGCAGTTCTAGTACCAGTTTCAGTAAATAAAGTTGTGTCAGTAGCAGCAGTAGTACCTGCACCTGTGCCCCATGCAACATAAGAAGGTTCAGTAGCACCAGTAGCACCGTTTTTAATACGGTTAGTTACTACAGCTTTACCTGTATTGACTAAGAGTGTAGCCATGTTTTAATTCTCCATAAAATACGTTTAAAAGGATTCTTGTGCCAATATTGAATTGTTCCAAGATTTTCAACGGAACCATCCGCTCTCGTAATGACAGCGGATATTTCCATTTGTTTAACTTGTGAGTTAGCTAAGTCCATTAGTATTGTTTAGTTAAGTAAATGATTATTGAAAAAGCTAGTTGAGCATTAGTAGTCCATGCTGCTGATGTAGAATCAGTTACAGCTGCTGTGATTTTACCATCAACACCTGCACCAGCATTATTTTGTAAACCACCAAAGTCACGATAGTCTCCTTTACCTCTACCTTCTAAAGATTCAATACGAACTGGAGTTGTTGCATTCCAATACATATCTACTGATAAAAGGTCTTCAATGTTATGAATGATTTTATCAATACGAAGTTTAGAAGCTTTAAGGTAAGCACTACCTGTAGGATCTACAGTAGATAATACTGCTGGATCAGCTATAACAACTGCACCAGCTGTACCAGTAATAGTTAAACCAGTGCTTGCAGTTTTAGCTGGGTTATTTACAGTTACTTGAGTAGAACTAACTACGCTTGTAATGTATGTACCAGCATTATATGTTGTAGTACCATCACTGAAAGTTACAAATTGACCTATAGTTGGAGCTAAAGATCCTGCTGTAAAATTAAGTGTATAACTACCTAAAGATGCAGGAGCACCTGCTGTACCAATAGTACCAGTAGCAGCTAAGTCAGATGTATCTAGAATACCTTCAAACTTGATGACGGCACGTGCAGCACCGTCCTCTAAGATTTGAATTGAAGATGAATTAGCCATTGTGTTCTCCTATTATCTTGAAAGTTCTTGAGCTGTTAAAACAAAGTCAACAGTTAAAGTATCAGTCGCTGTAGGAGTAATTTGGAACACTGGGCATAAGATTGCATTAGTTAATGTAGTTGCTGATGAACCAATTGTAGGAGCTGAAACACGACCTGCAATAATACCATTAGCATATACTAATAAATCAGTACCATCAAAGTACCAACCTAAATCAACCCATGTAGCTGCTGCAGCTGTTGCTACACCAGTTAACAATGTAGTAGCTGTAGAGCCAACTGTTGATACTAAGTTAATAGAAGTTGATGAAGCTGCTTTAGCAAACCATAAACCATCAGTTGTACCTGAACCGTTACGTAAACCAACATAGTAAGAAACAGAACCAGCTACTGCTGATGTTTGGATTCTTGTTGAAAACCATGCTCTGTTACCAGCTTGGAATTGGAAGAATGTACCGTTCTTGTATGCAGCTGAAGCTGTTGTAGTACCACCTGGTGTTAATACTGCTGCACCACCAACTACTGTGTTAGATAATGCAAATGTTGATGATGAACCAGTTACTGTATAATCAGTACCGATTAGTGTGTTAAAATCGTTAGTGTAGACTGAGCTACCTAAACTTTGGTTACTTCCAGTGTGAAACGGATCTGGAAATGGGAATGAGTAAAGTACTTCACCTGTGTAGGCTGTAGATACTCCGCTTGTAAATCTGGTTGGGTTTGACATTTAAAAGTCTCCTTTGACGTTGCTAGGCAACGCTTAATTAAAAGCGTCATCAGAGCTTGTTTATAAAATTATTTCTTAAAACCTTCTTTAGGTACTGTCGTATCAGGACGTTTACCTTTTAACTTCTCTTGTTCAAATGACATATAAGTCTCCTATAAAGAACTTAGGGAGGGACTTTATCCCCTCCCACCGTTCAATTAAGATCCAATTAAGGACCGTTAACACCCCAGATTGCTCTTGGATCAGACCAACCGAAAGAATATCTTTCGTAGCCTTTAGCCTTAGCATTCATTGTGTCAAAGTCATTGTCTTGGTCAAATTGCATACCAACACGTTCATAGTACTTCATACCTGTTTTACCAGGAATTGTGTTACGGATGAACCATGCGTTTGGTGATGTTAAGTAATGATTAACTTTGAAACCACCTGGTAAGTAGTTACCAGATTTAATCACGTTAATATCATTGTTAGCATTACCAGTTTGGTATGAAGAATGCAATACACGTTGTGCATTGAATACTTGTTGACGTGGGATAATCAATGTCTTAGGCATAATGTTGATTAGTAAACCACGGTCATTTTGTAAACCCATGATTGCAATGATAGCATCTTCTAAAGCTGCTTCAGAGAAATCTACATCAACTGTTGGACGGTTAGCCCATGTACCACCTGATGTATTTGGGTGTGCTGTGTTTGCTAATGATACAGCATCGCCACCAGCGTATGTATTGCTGAATGCTCTGTTGTATACGTTAGCTGCTACGTTTTCTTTCGTTTGACGGAAAGACATAGCTAAAGCTGCAGCACGTTTACGAGATACTTGCTCATATAAGTTATCATCTAACTCTTCTTTAGTTACAATGTAACCAAGAGCATAAGCAACGTGTGTGTAACGTGTTGTAAAGCCTTGAACTTCTGAATCATAGACAACACCACTACCTTCAGGTTTTTGTGGAGCTAAACCGAAGCCAGTAAGTTGTACATCTTCTTCATAGTTTTGTGTTGAAGTTTCGCTATCGAAAAGATCAGTATATTCTACTGGATGCTCATCGTAAACTTGACCCCACCATTGTTTGATCCCTGGCCAAAGAGCCTTAGGATGTGATGCTGTGGTAATTAAACCCGCCATTTTAGATCTCCTTAGTTATTAAACACCAGTACGGCCAGTTGCTTGACCGATATAGGCATGAACATTCCAACGAACTACTAATTCACAATAAGCACCTAACGCATTATCAGGACGTGAAGAAATACCCACGATTTGTAATGGTAAGCTGTTTGTTGTAGCTGGTGAAGTTGCAACTGTATTAGAAAACGGTGCACCATTACCAAGAGTTGTTTGGTTTGCTGTGATTGTTAAGTTTACATTATTGTTTAAGTTAGATGCAGCCCAAACAGTTGAGTCACCTTGAACAGTGAAGTATGTCATTGGATCTGTAACAACGAAAACATAATGTAAACCTGCGTTCAATGGAAGGTAAGTTTTCTCTAATGAGAGTGAATTACCAACTAATGAAGCACCAGGATCAGCAACACGAATACCAACAATAACACCTACTGGTAAGTTATTAGCTGCTACTGTGCCTGACCATTTAGTAACATAAGGAACGCCATTAGCGTCACCACCTGCTGCTGCTGCAACGATATCACCAATAGCATAAGTGTTTGAAGCGTCACTCGCAACTGCGAATAACGTAGCACCTTGGCTGTATGGTGAACCGTCAGTGTTTTGTACTGGGCTTAGGCCCTTAGGACGATTGATGTTCGCCATTTAAAAACTCCTTTGGTTATTGATTTAAGTTTTATAATTGATGCCTTCACGAGGAGCATAGAATCCCTCTGAAGAAGTGCCTTCTTTGGTATTTCTACCTTTACGAATAGCTTCATCAATTAAATTGTTTTTAGCTTGTAGGGCTGCTTGATCTTCATCATACCACTCTTGTTTAATTTTCATTAAATAGCAATATAAAGGACCACCATCGGCAGTTCTACCTACTAACCATCTTACCTTATCTCCTAGATCTGTGTTACGAGAAACTACATTCTCTTTAACACCGCCAACTTCCTCTGGTGAAACGAACTCATAACCTCCATCAAGAGCATCTTGTACTCTACCATTTTCATCGTTAAAACCATGAAGGTGGTAACCTTCAATAGTATAGTTTACAGTTAACTTACCTTGAGTACCGTTAAAGACATTTCTTTTACGTTCTTGTGAAGGACGTTCAGAATTGTTACGAACTTGTTTCTCTAATGCTTTCTCTTTTTTTTCTTCTAATGTTAATGCTTCTGGCATATCTATCTCCTTTTATTCCCAGTCGTACAAGTCTACATATTCTTGCTTAGATTTGAATAAACCTTGTTTAACAAATTTATCGCAAGCCGCTTTTGCTTCTGATGGTAAGTTGTCATAAGTCTTCTTACCACTTCCGCCCCCAGCCCTTACATTTCCTGTTGAATCAACAGCACTACCCTTTTGTTTCTTACCTAGAGAGGTTTTCTCTGGGAAGTATTGAGCAATACGTTCATCCAACTTGTCTAAAAATGCACGACCAGTTAGTTGAGGGAATTGTTTCCTTATAGAAGCACCCAAACCATTTGACACATCTGTCATCTCTTCATTACCAGATTGACCGAACCATGTATTACGTTCTAGCCATGCTGATATTTCAGGATCAGTTTGTACTGTGGGTGTAGATGGAGGAGGAGCTTTAGACTCTTCCTTTGCTTCCCTTTGTGCTTCTTTTAGTTCGTCAATACGATCATCTAGTTCTACAGCTAGATCTCCATTGCCCTCAGCTATCGCTTCTTTTTTCTGAGCCTTTAATGTTGCTAGTTCAGTTTCAAGTTCTGCTTTCTTCTTTTCAAAAGCATCTTTCTGAAACTTCTTAAACTCTTCAACTGATGCTTTGATGTCATCAATTTCTTTAGCTTTTTCATCTAGCTTCTTCATTAAGAGTTCGTTGTTCTTACGAAGGATAGGGTTAATTTCTTTACCACGCTTAACAAAAGTATCAGCGTCTACCCAATCTGTTTCAGAACCTCTAAACTCTTCTTTAGGAACCCAGCCAAATAATCGAGCTTCTTTTTCTACAGTGTTATCTGCAGGAGCTTCGACATTTGAGTCTTGTACTTCTTGTTCTTCACTCATCTTTATTCCTTCTCGTGTGTTGCCACAACGTCTAAATCGTTAATCACTCGATACTCTTTACCATCTTTGGTCTCTTCACCTTTATAGATAAGTCCAGAATATTTACCAAAGGTAATGAAGTCTCCAACTTTACACCAAGGATCTTTTTGATCGGTATAAGCTGTTGTACCCATCGCTACCACTGTACCTCGGATTTGAGCAAGTTGCTCTCTATCCTTTTGACCACCTACTGTAACTATAATACCACTTTCGGTTACTTCTTCTACTTCCTCTGGTAGTACTAATAGTCTATGACCAACGGGATTAATCCCACTAGTATTTGTTGTCATCTCTTGCTCCTTCTACTAAGTCTTCATATCCGATGTTTAGGATATTTAAAACTGCACTACATCTACCTTTTGCTTCTTGTTCGTTTTCTATGTGACCCCTAACAAGTTGTTCTTTTAAGAACTCCCTGTCGTTATTTAGGGCCTTGAACAGGCATTTCGTTGCTGGATGGACTAGCCAATCCTGATACTCCTCCTGCGTTAGTACTATTGCCATCTTTTTCTCCCATTGATTCTTGCATTAACTCAATAGAACGTAAGATACCTTCTTGATGTGCTTTAGCTGCTCCTATTTGTGCTTCTAATAGGGCAATACGATGACCTTCCTTAATTCCTCCAGCCTCTTCTATTGCTTTAATAGCTTCAGCTTCAAGTTTTAATATCTTAGCTCTGCTTACTTCAGCTTCTAAGGCAAGTTTACTCATAGCAATCTTATATTTCATTTGCTCTGTAGTTTGTTTACCTTGAGCTCTCATTTGCTCAATCATCACTTTAGGATTAGGCTGTGGTTGAACAGCATTAGGCCCTTGTGGATTAGGCAATACTTCCTCTATGTTAGGTACCTTCATTGCTTCAAGGTATCTACGCATAACTTTGTACATGTTAAAGCCTGGAGATGACATTGCTGCTTGTCTCAAAGCTTCAGCCTGCATAATCTTTTGTGTATCTGTTACAACATGTGGGTCTGCAACAGGACGTAATGTTTGTGGTGATGTCTTATAATCAGCTGCTAAAGCAAAACCACCACTGTATTCATATTCATCTGGTAAGTAGAGTTGGTTAAGACGATATACTTTACGGAACTCTTCTTTAAGTGCTTTGTGGATACGTTTAAATATACCAGCAAACACTTTCATACCTTGTTCAGCCATAGTTTGAGCTGTTTGTGCTGGTGTATTTTGTCCTACGTTCTCACCAACCATAATATCTGTAGCACCTACAATACGTTCACCGTAAGTAACTAATGTTTGTAGTAATGTAAATAAGACTTGTGATGGTTCTCTTACTGGAAGAGGTACAATACCTTTGGCAAGGTCCTCACCAGTAGAATCCACATGCTTCCATTCAAGAGGAGCAAAGTTATAATTTCCGCCCCGTACTTTAATTCCTCTGGATAAGAAGCCACCAGCTGTATTAGCCATAGTACCAGCATCAACGAGCTGATTGATAATAGTATTAATAGACTCATTTAATGGTCCTAGTAAAATACCAAATCCGATGTCATAGAAACCACCATCTGGAGATGGGATGAAAGAATATTTAGTAAAGTAGCTTTCAGGTTTGATTGCTACAATTTCTTTTTCATCATTGTATGTGATAGACTCTTCAAAATAGTTAGCAACAATACGAACTACTTTACGAGTTTCTTTGTTTACTGTAATAATGTATGGCTCTTTAAAACCATCACCATCTAAATCTTCCCAACGATGTTGTTCTAAGAACTCATATGGAGTTGCTGGATCATTAGTTGGTTGCTCAGTACCTTGTGCTCTATTTTGAGTATCTGTTAAACTGTCTTGTACAATAGGTTGTGGTTGTGATAGATCAAAGTCAAGCCACATACCTTTACGTTGTCTAGCTAATACATCATTAGATGATAGATAGAGAACATGAGTTTGACGTGTACAGTCTTTTAAGTTCTTAGTCCAGTATGAAACAACAAAGTCTTTAGCTAAGATGTTTTCTGATACTGGATGATCTTCATTAAAGTTCCAATATGTTTTCTTAAATGCACAACCAACGATAGGCACTGTAATAAGTACCTTGTCCATTTCAGATTCCCAGTTCTCATCTTCTTCTAATAATTGATGACTCATGTGTTTCTCAACACGTTGACATGAGAATAGTTTAGCTGGATCTGTTTGTACGTCTGTATTAATATCCATTCTAACGATTTGGCTAGAAGGAATTAAAGCAGGGTATGCTCTGCTATGGAATTGTAATGCTGCTGTTGTAATTAGTGGGAACTTGATATTAGAAGCACCACTCCATGGAAATGATTTAGCTTCTGCAACTTGAAGAGCAAGCTTCATTGCTTCTTCTACACGTTTTTCCCATTGACTACGAGATTCTTTGTCTAATTGAAACTCATAAGCTACATTATAGCCAATAGTATTAAGAGCTTCTTCGTCTAATAGCTCAGCAATGTTTTGTGAAGCTAATAATTTATCCGTTTTAATTTTAACGTCTAGTTCCATGTGTTAATATCCAGTTATTGGTGAACGTCCATCATTTTGAAAACTTCGTTTAGCAGTTTGATACTCTTGTTCATATTCTTCTTCAGGGGTATCTGCAGATTGAACTTGATCTACTACTAAACCTAACCAAGAAAGTGCATCCACTTGGTCATCATTTCTTGCTTTAGGGAACCGAATAAGTTCTTCTTCTAAGTTTGAATACCAATCGGTAGTTTTATCAAACTTAACTCCCCCAGCTCTAAATCTTGCTTGAAAGCTTCTTGCTCTTGATTGCTTATCTTTAGTTGGTGTCATGGGTAACAAACTCATGTACACTTGACGAGATAGTTGTTCACGTCTTAAAATAGCACCAATCGCTTTTTCAATGGCTCCACGTTCTGTAACAAAGTAGTAGGGTTCATATTTCTTTTGCACTGCAAACATTTCATCAACAATTTGCAACGCATCCCATCTACCTCGTCTGACATCTACAATATTCATGATGCCATCAGAGTCCATTCCTGCTACAGCTATAACTGTGTAGTCAGATCTTTCCTTTGTACTAATAGCAAAGTCAACTGCTGCGTAGTAAGTTAGTTTCTTTTCTTTATGCCTAATAGCATCAAGTGCATGTTTAGGTATCTCAATGAAGTCTCCTCTTTGAAAGTAGGATGTTGCTTCATCAATTGGGTAGTTTAAGTATTCTTGCGAATAAACTTCTGGTATACCTTGGTCCAGATATCTTTGACGTTCTTTCTGAAGTGCATCTTTGGACCATCTTGTAGGCCATAATATATTATCGAAAGAATCATCATGAGCACGATATCTAACACTTGTCCATGCTGCCTTTTTATTTAAGCTGTAACTTTTTAAAGGTTCTATGACAGTGCGTTTATCACTGTCTTCTGGCATTAAACGGTTAAGTAGGCTATCAAGATGGAGAATAGTGCCAACAACTCGGCATATACCCGTCCTTGACATACAAGGTAGTAATGCACCAAAGAACCAACGTCTAAACTTTTCACGTCTGTCTTTATTGAGTACTTGTTCATCGCCTTCTAAATCATCACAGACAATTAAGTCTGGCCTTATTTGATTCCATTTCAAACCACGGACACGTTGTTCCGCACCACGAACTAAAATACGAAAACTATATCCATCATTAAACTCAACGATAATATCTGTTTCAGTATCTTTTAAAAACTTCTTAACACCAAACAACTCTATTAAGTCTTCGTTGTTTCGTAACTCCTCTTTAATGTCATTGAGGAAGTTAACTGCTTGTGTTTCTGTATCAGATACAATAACAGCAAACTTGCGATCTCTAAACAACATAGCTGCTAGAGTGTAGGCATGGGTGATTGCGGTGGACTTACCATGACTACGAGGAGCTGCAATAGCTACTAAATTATTTTTACTACTACATTGCTCCCACCACTCTTGATGACATTGTGGTGTTGCTGTTGCTGAATCGTATCTCTTAGAAAGTAAGGAACCCGCAAAGCCATCTATAAGCTTTGCATTGAGTTCCACTTTTTATTTGTAACCTTTAGGTGCTTTTTTCTTTGAAGGACCCATATCATTTTCAGATGATCCAATTGTTCTACGTCTATTAGCTTCTTTAGCTTTAGCTGTCATTTTAGCTTTAGGTTTAGCTTTACCTTGCATAGCTTTAGGATTTGTTGCTGTTGATATCGCCATCTTTGTTTTCCTCTATGATTGTTGTATGTTGTTCACCAACAGTATCACCAACCCAGTTTACTGCTACTGAATCTGGTATACCATCATTCCACTTCTCAAAGCTTAAATAAGCTCCGCCTTCTTTACCTGTCTTAACAGAATGATTCTCTGCATTAAGAGCTGTCACCATTCTACCAAATAACATGTGCATACCATGTGCACCTTCTTTCTGATGCTCAGTGGTATCTGTGAATGTACCATCTGGTTTTCCAAATTGTAAATTACCAGTGAGGTACATGAATACTGAATCTACACCTGGATGATGATGTGAAGGGCAATCCATACTAGGATTGACAATGTAAAGTTCTATTTGATAATTCTCATGTCTAAAGATACATAGACTAGAGGTCATCTCTGTAAAATAAATTGCATCTTTAAACGGAGGTCTTAATGGACACCCATGTGTCAACCACCAGTTAGCAAATTCCTCTACGGTGTTAAATGGTAAAAACTCTACCATCCTATTTACAGCCCCATCTTGCTCTAGCTGCTTTACCACGTTCTCCTGTCCAACCTTTACTTCTTGCACAGAATGATTTGTGTCTAGGGTTTGATGAGTCTTTAGTAGGAGCTTTTAAATTAGAGCCAGTAGCTTTGTTATACTTAGCTCTACCTTTTGCAGTAAGACCACTACCTGCCTTAACAGATAGTTTCTCTCCACGTCCTACGGATAGATTAGGTCCTTTTTTACGAGTAGCCATGTTTATTTCTTTTTAGCTGTCTTTGCAGACTCTTTAAATGCTTTTGCTGTTGGGGCACCCTTAGAACCTACCTTACGCATCTTCTCACCAGAGCCCGCTTTAATTCTAGCACGCTTCTTGTGGATGTTAGCATAAAGACCAGGTTTGGTAGCCATCTATTAGCACTTACCTTTTTTCATTGGTTTCTTTGCTGTCTTTTTCATTGGTGCTGCTTTTTTGTATGTAGCCATTTATTTCCCCTTTGATTTAGATTTACGAGATTTACCTGCTTTAGAAAGAGCTATCGCCACTGCTTGCTTCTGTGGTTTGCCCGCTTTCATTTCCGTCTTGATGTTGCTGGATATTGTTTTCTTGCTTGAACCCTTCTTCAATGGCATGACCATTCTCCTCTATTACAGTTCCGTTTTCTATTAGACGACTCTTAGCAAACTTCTCAAAAGACTCTGCTAGTTGTGTCAAGCGATCTTCTACACCCACTTTAGCAGATATAGCTGTTGGCTCACCACGAACCAATTGTCGTTTAGTTGTTAGATTATCAAAAAGAATAGCTAGTGTTTTAGTTTCCACTGGTTTACGTTTTAGTTCACCAGCTTTCCTATCGTAAAAGAAATCACCATGTTCTAGTCTATCTTTTATTTCGACTAAACTCTTGTCGAGTACATCGTTAATACGGGATGAGAGGTTTTCGTTTTGTTCAACGTACACTCTCTTTTGAATTTCAACCCACCAGGGTTCTTGATGCCATACACGAAGAACATTCGCTGGCACTTTAGTGAGCTCTGATACTTTATCAAAGTCACCATAGACACAGTAATAGGTACAAGCGTCTACTTTAGTTTGTTGAGGGAACCAGTCTGGAGCATGATGAGCAGCCTTGAGAGGTCTTCCTCTTCTAGGACTCAATGGTAACTCTTGACCATCTAGGAAATAACCCGATGTCTTTTTCTCAGACAATTCTTCACTCATATGCTAATATTATAACATAACTAATGTGCTTTGTCAAGCACTTTCTTACAAAGACTAAGGGAGCCCCAAAGCTCCCGTTGTCTAATAAATATTTTATTAAGGGTATTGACAAACAGAAGATATTCTGTTAGACTATTAATTAATTATTATATTATTATAATATATTATATTATATATATTAATTATTAATAAATAATATTATAACAGAACAAATATAATTTGTCAAGTGTTTTTTAAATTATTTACTTGTTCATTACGTACATAGTTACTTCAAAGCCAAATCTCATCTCTGTTGCCATTGGTGATGTCCACATAGTAGTTCTCCTTTAGTTAGTAAATTATAGAATGATGCTGTCGGAGCAAGCTCCTTGCGACAATTTTCATTCTATA